GGCACGGGCGGATTGGCGGGCAGAGGTTTGGCTTCAACTGAAAGTATGGTGATCCTTGAGATTGTCGGCCCTTCCAGCAGTATCCAATCGGCAGGCATGTAGCCCCCGTATCCGCCGCCAATAGGATCGTTGCCTTCGATTTCGATTGATGCTCTTGTCCAATGCAGAGCGGGCTGGCTGCCAACTGTAAAATTTTCCGCTACGCCGCCTACCGTCATCGTATGCAAGGGAAACCTACCGGATACCAGGGATAACTCGCGGGTGAATATCTGATCCTCGTCGCCGCTGGTTATGACCACTCCGCCAATATACGGCGTTGTCGCAAAGCCCCCACCAAAGATCCTGTACTTAACTATAATCTTTCCGCCGGACGGCCAATCTGGGTCCACTTCAACCAGTCTTGACGTTAGCGTTGAACCTGGCGGCAAGTTGTCTACGGCATCATTGAAGACTGACGTAAATTCAGCGTTACTGTTTTTGCTGTACGTGGGAAGACTGGAGCCGTTGACAAGAAAATCATATAAAAATCGAAACCCTGAGTAGAATGCTTGCGCCCTTAGTTTGATTGGCATTTCAACAGTGCATCGCCCCGCCTTGACAGCCTTAACCCGTGGAAACGCCGCAAAGTGCCAACTTGAGCCAGGAAACGGCAGCGCAAGCAAGGCCTTCAGCTCTCCACTGGCGCCGGCCAGGATCTCTTCAGTCAGTGGTATCGACGGCGCCTGAGAAAGCGAGCCATAAATTCCATAGTTGTCATCCCACACTTTGCAAAGCTGCTCAGCTTGCGCATAGGTGATATTCTCCCAGGCGAGTTGCATCTTGTCGCCTGACGGCTTATTGCAAAGCCCCCAGTGAGCTGTGCGCCCATTGCGCATCTTTACGCGCTTTTGCGGCCAAGTGCCCATCGTAAACGTTCTTGCCCTTGGCGCGATTCCTGGCAGTGCGTTAATGATGTTCACAGCTCAATCACCCAATTTGCGTCAGTCTGATACGTCGTCCAGTTCACGCCAAGCAAGCTGAAGCCATTTGCGTCTGTGGGATGATGGAACGCATCAATAGTGATAACTCCTTCGCCGTCAATGTTCACTTTTTTTATCTCATAAACACGCGGCTTAAGTGAACTATCTCTTATAGCAAAAAAGCAGTTTACAGGAGAAGCCTTGCCATTGAGTACAGTAATTTGCTGCTCCTGCGGGTCGCTTTCCATGTCCCAAGTTATTGCGTTATAAGTTGCGTTACCCGCCGGCATCAGCCATGGGCGAGTCGAAATAATTGTTCCGTCTTGTTGTACAAAGCCCTGAAAGGAAGTAGCATAGCTGATGGCGTCAAAATCCATGATAAAGAAACTGCCAGAGCGGAGCTGGGCCGCTAGTACGTCTGGCGTCGTCTTGAAACTAATCTGGTGATCGTGGATCGTTACAAATCGAATGTAGTAGCAGGCTGCGTCGATTGCTTGCTTGTAATTCGTACACCACTTTGAAAGGTCAAGCGTTTTGACTGGCGCATTAACATTAGTGCTTGCCATCCGCACCATTGCCACGCGCTCCCTAGCAAACAGTGGAGCCTCCGCGCCGGTTGACTCTTCTCGCCATTTAACTTGCACAATAAATGGCTGTCTTGTCATGTAGTCGATACTATTCAGTCTAAAAGAACCCTCTTCAATGTTGCCATTGTTGAATTGAGCTTTAATATCAAGTGGCTCATCAAACTCGATTGCTTTCCTGAGGTAATAAACACCACCTAGTCGCACCACTTTAAGCAAGTGCGCTAAAGCTGTTTCCGACGCCCAGTCAAGAATGTTTAGCGGTTCATCTTCTACTGCATCATAAAAATACTCTCTGTCTTGGCACCATTGCGCTGCTTCCTGGAAGCTGGGTCTATCGACTTGCGCTAGTTGCGTGCGAGGCAAAGCGCCAATGCCGGGGCTTGTCATCAATTCGCGAAACCAGTCCGGGAAGAGATGGCTTGGTCCTTTGCTGTCATTGTTTAGCAGCCTTGGCATTTCATAGCCATTGTTACAAAAGCCGCTGAAAGATGCAAGGCTGCTGATTTCCAGCGAAGCCATTATATTCAGTCCTACCGGGCAAAGCGATTCGTAGGAGGGAACGGCGTCAAGGTCATCATAATAATTGACTTGCGCAATTTCGTGCTCTGGCGCATTGCCGACCGATGATTGCACATTGTCATACGGGAACGCTTCCGCGAATCTTGCGTAACCGTCAAACATCGAACTGTAATCCCAGTCAGACCAGCCATAGCCAATGTTTTGCGATGGCTCAAGTTGCGATATTTTGCGATGGCTTTCTTCTGTTGGGTTGATGACGTATCCAGTCGTGGTAACAGTGACCCCTCCCGCCGTAGTGCTCACTTCTCCGCTACTATTTGTGTCGAGAACCACGATCCTGTTAAAGCTGTCCTTGCGAATTTCCCAGCTTGTTATGGGCACTAGCCTGCGTTCCCACCTTTTGTAAGACGGAAAATTAGTGCGCAAATAGTTGTAAACCTCTTCTCCTGTTATGCCGGCAATAGCAAACACTTCGGGAAACTGCGTCCAACTGGCTCCGCGACTGTCGCTGTACTCCAGCACGAATGCGCTATACCTAAGAGTCTTGAGCGTGACTTCGCTGCCGCTGCTAGTGTAGATCGAAACAGACAGTACTCCGTTGGCGTCGTTGCCGGTCTGATTCCAGCCAGCCTTTGCATTGATGTTTTGTATTGTGGGCGATTCTCTAAAGCCCGTCATTCCGTTTACGGTTATACCAACCCTAGACTTAATAAGTATTTCGCTTACCTTGAAAGCTCTTACGGCGCCGACCGATGCTACCGCCATGCGAAAAACTTGCGATGCCATTGAACACGTTTTGTACCTTTCCTCGGTGCCGTTGCCTGCAGCTGATATGTTATCAGCAGGCCAGTGTTCGCCGGGAAGGATTATGTTCCCCGTCTGCGTCAAAAGTGGCGGCGGGTTCAAGAAGCCCGGCCCGATAAAGTTCGCGGTGCCAGCTTTTACGACCCTGAACACATACGACACAGTATTGCCGTTTCCCGCCGGCTCTTGTTCTGCATCGCTAACAAAAATCGTTTCATTGGGATCTGCGGAGTTCCTTTCCTCCAGGATGGCCCAGCAAGTTCCGATCCTGTAAAGCTCGTTGGGGATAAGTGCAGAGTCAGCAGCGTTTTGCAGTGCCGCAACGGAAGACGCTATGCCGCTCATCGACTCTTCAAAGGCGGAATTGTTATCGTTGATTCGTGAGTTTGATTGGTCTACTTTAATTACTGTGTCAGCATCGGAGCTGCTGTGTAAAACGTAAAGTAAATAATCACCGATACTAACACTTTGCTCTATAATGCCAAAGTCAGAGCTGACTACATTCGCGCCATTGCGTTGGCGCAGGCCGCTGCGTGTTGACCAAACAATTTTGCCTTTGTGTAACTCGACAAGCGCTGCCGCGTCGTCATCGGTCCGCACCTTGTCGCTACTGCTAATCCTAGCCACAATAGTAGGCTGGATAGTTACCGTAGGCCGTCGCATCATTGCATTGGGGCACCAGCCATGAAGGCCAAATGCCCTGCTCGTCGATGGCGTTTCAGCCATGCAAAATGCCCGCTTGTACTGATTGCCGCCAGTACCAACCGCAAAAACATCTTGCCCGCCGTAGTTGGTGAAATTGCCAATATCAGTGCTCGCCTGCCTGCCGGCAACCAAATTAGCGCTAGTTATCCTGCCACCAGTCGGCGAATAGTAGATGCTGTATCTGGCCGAGTTGGTAATTGCGGCACCAGTGTAGGTGTAAGCGCCAAGCGTGTTGTTACCAAGTGCCCAGCCGGCGGGATCCCAGGCATCGGCTGCCATGTTTGCAGAACCAGCCAGGAATATAAGCCTCGCCATTTGCGAGCCTTTCCATGCTAGGATCTGCGACCAGATAAGCGGCATCGCTACGCGCACACCACCTAAACCGTTTTCACGTTTAGCGATAACGATTGGCACGAACTGCCCGATTCGTGCTGGTTCCTGGATTGAATCAAACCCAAAACGCGGCGATGACCGCTGGTTGCTTGTAATTGGTGAGCCAGTTTTTCTGGTGGCAACAATTCTGGATTGCTGCTGACGCGGGAATAGCAGGGACGACAGTAATGTAAGGCCAACGGAAATTGCCAGGTTTACGAGTACCGGCACAAGTGGACCGCATACCGGGCCTTCCGCTGGCTTCTCTATTGACGCCTTAAGCGTAATCGCCTTCCATTGTTGATACACTTCTTCTGAGACGCCAAGGATCTCAGCGAGACGCTTTTCGTAGGGAAGAAGTGGGATCATCGTAAGCGATAAAGATTCATCTTGCCGCAAGCAGCAAGCGGGCCGACAATTAGGCGCCCGTAATGACGCACGGTGATCAGTGTACGCTCATCCGGCAGTACGCCAACTCCAAAGCTGTCGTCTCCCCGGTCGAAGCGGATCAGTGCGCCGGCCTCAGGCTTCTCGATCGGTTCAGTCAAGCCGTGCCAGTCCCGTCGCAGGTCGTCCCAGGCGCCGCTGTGAGCAGCCGCGTACCAGCCCTTCATCAGTTCTGCCGGCCAGGGCAGGCCAAGCTCCTCGCGGGTCGCCTGAGCGGTCCTGAAGCAGCAGGCAGCTCGACCCTGCCGGGGATCCGCGCCAAGCCCCCAAGGCAGGCCAGACCATTTACGCCAGAATGTCAAAACGTTATGCCTCCAGAGGATGGCAATGGCCCGACTTGAGCCGCCGTGAGTCTACGGGTTGGCGCGGTGCCGGTGACAAAATTCAAAGGATTCGTAAGCCTTAACGTCACGACGGGAAAGTTATCGTCGCCGTCCTCCTGGTCCGGGATCGCATCAGTGTAGCCATAAGCATCGCAAACGCAAATGGTTGAACTTAGAAAATTTAGCTCAGTCCATATTGGGTAACTGCCTGCGCTGTCTGGCGGCGTGCCGACAAGCAGGACGGTCGAAATCTTGATAAGGTTTAGGTCTTCGGACGCTTGCGCTAGCTTTGCAGTTGTAATCATGTTGCCAGGCGCGATTAGCTCAAAATCGCCACTTTCGTTGCCATCAGTTGAAATATCGCCTGCAATGCTGTACGGGCTGAACTGATACTGTAAGCCGTTAAAGGTTCTCGTTTCTCCAATAAAGTAAGGTTGATACCGTTGCGGCACTTGAAATGAAGCGCCGGAAGGAGTCAGGAACTCAATGTAATGGGTAGCGTAAAGCATTAGATGTTCACAAAGTCACGGACTTCTTTATTGTTTCTCATGGAAGCAAGCGTTCTGGCCTGCGCTTGCTTAAGAAGCAAGGCATTGTTTCTTTTCATTTGTTCCTCTGTAACCATACGCTCGCCCTGCCGTTCGGTCACAGTGTAATCCAATTCCAGTGGATCAGCCTGCCCGCCGGATTGCCCTAATGCAGCTGCTTTTTCCATGTCACTGCGCGGCACTACCCTGCCGGTAACGCCAGGGAAGAAAAACTCTGGTTCTTTTTCGCCAACGACATAACCTTTGCCGGCTTGCGCTGTGCCACCGTTAGCGAGGAAGCCGCCGAACGCAATGCCGGGGATCGCATCGGAGATTCCCTTGCTGAACAGATTCGTGGCACCGCTCGCAACTGCTGAGCCGCCGCTGCCAAGCGCCGAACCCAACACACCGGACAGCGCTGAGCCCCCGCCCAGAGCGCTGGAGAAGGCCATTTGGGCGGTGACTGCCTGTAAGGCCATGCCGAATGCCGCAACCTGCCCAGAGGCCAGCATCGAGGCCGATCCCAGCGCTTGCGGGCCGGCCGCCTCCGCGCCAGCACCGAGCACCTTGACGAGTGGCCCCTGCTGGCCGCCAAGCAATCCGCCAAGTTGGCGTTGCATCAAATTGCCAAGCTGCTGCTGTGCGGAGTCCGCAAAACTGCCGGCGATGCTATTGAGCATGTCGCGGCCTACGTCCTGGATGCTCCTGGCGCCGCTTGCAATATCAACCAGGCCATTTGTTAAAGCGCCAGAGATTGCATCGGATACACTGACAATATCTTTTTCAAGATTAGCCCAGACGAGCTGCTGGCTTTCTAGTAACTTGGTTTCATTGGCTACTGCCATTGCTTTAGTGGTATCGCCTTTGAAATCTTTAAGCCCTTGCTCATAGGCGCGTGCTGGCGCACCAATTAACCCAGCACGCAAGCCGGCGCCAGTAAAGCGAGCATCTTGCCTTATTCCGTTGATCTGCTTATTGAGTTCATTTTGCTTGCCAAGCTCCTCAGTTTGCGCAGTAAGGGCAGTCAGTTTAGCTTTTTCGGCATCGCTGGCAAGCTGATAAAGAATTGACGCCCTAAGTAGCTCAACATTGGTTGCTTGCAATTCTCCGCGCTCCAACGCGGCAGCCTCCGCTTTGCTGATCGCTAAATTCTCTTGTAATTGCAGTATCGCAGAGCGGGAGCGCTCTTGGTTTTGCAATTTATTGCTTAGGTCAAGATTGATGCGGCGCTGCTTCTCTTCGTCTTTGGCAACACCAGCGGCCTTGTCGGCCAAGTTGTTAATTTGCTTGGTAACGGCAGGGTCGCTGCCATATTGCTTTTGAGCTTTCGCAAGCGCACTGGCGCGATCCTTCTCGATTTGCAGTAGCCGCGTTTTGCTTTCTGCCTCAATGTCAGCAACGGAAGCGGCATTGTCGCTAAGGTCAAGAATCTTTTGCCTCGCTTCAATTTGCTGGCGCAGTACATCACCTTGCTGCTTGAACTGAGGCAGTTGGCTGTTTTGCAGAATTTGCTCAATTTGGCCAAGCTCAATACCCTTTTGCTTGAGTTTGTTTTGCTCCTCCAGGATTTTAAGCGCTTCTTTTTCGCCGCCGAAAGATTGCATTCTTGCTGCCATGTTTGCAGCATTGGACGGTGCAGCCGAAGGAGTGGCGCCGATGGGAACTGAGCTAAATTTGGGACCGGGAATGTTGCTAATTTGTGTTGCGGCCTGGCCTTGGAGGCTGCCGCTTGCTTGCAACTCAATTACTGCTTGGCGCAATTTTGCATCGCTTACGTTTTGCAGGCCGATCCACTCCTGGCGGAGCCCTTGCATTCCCTGCTCAACCGTTTTGCCTACGACGCGATTACGCGCCAATGCGGAGCCAAGTTTTTCTTGTACGTCTGGCGTGAAACGATCGGAAGCGCTTACGCCGGTCTGCCCATAGTTCCCTTGCATCAGGGAACGCATAGTGCTGCCTATGATCTGATACTTGCCTACGGCGTGCAACTGCTGACTGGCTGGTACGCCTGGCGCCAACTGTCGCCGCTGAATCTCAGCGATAGTCATGTTAGCAAGGCCGGGATCTATGCCGCTACCATGCGCCGTATGGCCATTATTGCTGCCGCCGCGATTGAAGGCGCCATAGTTGCCGCCATAGCTCTCTGTTCCTCCTATCAGCTGGCTTAATTTGCTTCCGCCAACAGATCCGCCGCCGCTGGCTCCAGCAGCAGCGGCGCCCATGTCAGGCAACGTCATGGCCTGGCGCATTAAATCAGCGGCTTCTCTGGCACGTTGCAGAACATGATCCGCAACCTTCATCTTGTAATCTTCGACCGAACGAACGTAAGACAGCTTGCGCTGCTCAATATCCTCTATCTCGCGTGCATTCGTGCGCTTGTAATCCTCAAGATCACGATTGAGTCTTGCCATCGCAAGCTCAAGCCTCTTTCTGGATTGCTCAATATCAGCCTCGCCTTCCTTCCTGGCTCGCACCGATTCGCGGACATTGGTTAGCAGTTGCTGCTCAAAACCAGTAGCAGCCGCAAATGTTTGGCGAGCGCTTAGGTCGCTACCTTCAATGCGGTTCTGCGCCCTAGCGCGATTATTCTCAATTTGCTTTTCTGCTGCCTGCTGGCGAAGGTCAAATATGTCGCGTTCTTTTTTGTAGCTGTAATCTGCAATGTCTCTATTGAGCATCGCGCCATCGCGCTGCAGATCATACGCCTGCCTTTGAAGGCTGAACGCTTCGCGGTATGCCGACTGAATTTGATCGGCAAGTTTACGCGACTCTTGCACTTGGGATGTTTCGCCAGCGAGTTTTTCCTCTGGCGTCAGGGGCACTGAAGCGCGTTCATTGGCAAAGCGCTTTGAAAGCTCCTGCTTAGATAGCTCGCTAAGCCTGGCTTCATATTTCCTTTTGTCACCAAATGCGCCAAACGGGCCAGAGG